TGGAAGCTTATCTCTATAAAAAATCAAAGCATATTCAGTAGCTCCAACTATTTTCATATTTGCTTTTAAAACTTGTGGACTACTTTGTTTTATAAAAAATATTGGTATATAGTTCTCAAATCCATATTTTTTAGCATAATCTATTAAAGTATTTATTTGTTGAAATGAACAAAATATAATCATACAGGGAGCTTTCCCTTTTTCTTTTGGCTCTTTTTTTAACATCTTTTGGCAAAAGTGCATAAATTCAGCAATTTTAAAATTATGGTCTGTGTCAAAAAATGCTTTATTTGCCTTATTACTTTCTCCATTTTTGTTATCTCCGTCTATATACCATTCAGGACTACTTGCATAAGCATTATTTCCTAAGTTATATGGTATATCTGCAATTATCAGTTGTGCCTTTGGTATGTTGTATACCTTAAAATTTTGCATATGATCGTTATACAATTCACATTTAATTTCTTTCTTTACTTCGTCCATTTATTTATCCTCCTATTTTGGAGTGTCTCCCAAACACTCATTTAATTTATTACCTCAATTAGCAGTTACAATCTTTCAATGTCGGGGAGACTGTAAGACTGCAACCACTAATTCAATTAATAAATTTACGAATTAATACGACAAGTTTTTCTTTTGGCTTCAATGTATTTTTTATCAAAATACGAATCAATAAGAAACTGCAAGAAAAGTTTTATATCCTACACCTTTATCAGCTAGCATTTTTCAAGAATAGCCCTTGAATGATAAAGATGTAAGATAGTTGGCTTTTTTACATCATAAAAAGCTGCACGCAACCAAAACATATAGTTGCAAATTGACGGACTTGCAACGGTACGGCTAGTTTTAAAATTCAGATATGCCTATCCTATAAATTCCGAGCGAATGCCCCAACCACTAGCTTGTTTACACCTGCAAATGCTTAAACTTGTAAGGGGATAAAACATAAGAAGTTAAATCCTTAGTTTTATCCAGTAGCTACACCTTACACAGATAGCCACAAGGGAGGAAACCTAACTCTCGAGGGGTTGAAAGCTAGGATAAAAATGCTTGTGACTATGTGTCTAAGGACTAGCCTTAGATTTTAAGTTGATGATTATCAACTTAATATTTAAAAAAATTTTATATAATTGATAATATTTTATATAATTCATCTAGAACTTTTTGATTTTCTTTTTTACATTCTCTGTATAGATATTGTCTACTTCTTCCATCTTTTCTAGCTAAAACAGTGAAAGAAATATTTTTATCAATCATTCTTTTTTTTAGTTCGATAAAGCTTTTCATTTTATCACCTCTAACATATTATAGTATTTAAGTTGTTAAATGTCAACTGATATTTAAAAAAAATAAAAACCACTAATTAAAGTGGTTTATTTTCTTACTTATTTGATTATATTATTGGTTAATTCATCTATTTTATCTAAAACTATTGTATAACTATTATTATCTATAAAGTCCAAATAATCCTCTAACTTTATATCAAGATTTAATTTATTCAGTGAATTTGCTAATATCTTTTTTATTTCTTTTGTTGGCTTATATTGATGAACTACAATCGTTGAAAGTCTTAAAGCCTCATAATAATTTTGATTTCTTTCTTCTGCTTTTGCCATTAATTTAAAAAATTTATCCTCATCCATAAAATTTGATATTGGATATTTTGCTAATTCATTAAATAAAATTTTTATTTCTTCAATATCATCTTCTAATGTTCTACAATCATTAACTTCCAACATTAAGTCAACTGCTTCTACTTTTTTTAATAATTTTTTTAGTTTATTTCTTATAATTTGATTTTCATTTTCTATTAATTCTAATTCATGATCTATTCTTTTTTCTTCTTTTCCTAATTGAATAAAAAATACATATAAAAAAACAGGTATTGTGATTATAAAGCTTTTAATTCCTTGAAAAATAATACCTAAAATAATAAATATTATACTTAAATAAAAAAAATTTTTATTAGCATCTTTAGGAACTTTCCCAGTAAAATTATAGTTGTCAATTGTTAATACTGAATTACTTTCATCTTGAAAATCAGAAACTATATCTTTTTTATTATTACTTAAATTTTTACTATATCTTATCCCTGTGCCAGGAATACTCGTTGTTACTCTAGTACCATTTTTACCAAAATTTAAAGTAGCTCCAGGGCCACCAACAGATGTAGAAACTCCATTTTTGCTAAAATTTAAATATAATCCTTTCATAATTTTTAATCTTTTTCTAAATGAAAATCCCATAAAATACCCCTCCTAAAATTTTTACAAAGGTTTTCTTGTTGAAACTATTTTTATAACTCTACCATTAATTTTTAAATATTCTTGTTTTTCTTCACTAATTAAAATATCATCATAATCTGTATTATCACTTTTTAAAATGACTATTCTTGTATTTTCATCTATAACTATTCTTTTTATAAAACTTTCATCATCATAAGTTACAACATATATTTTATTTTTTTGATATGCTGTATCATTAGGATCAACTAGTGCAAATTCTCCCTCTACAATAGTTGGCTCCATACTATTTCCCTCTATTTTAACAAAAAAGCAATCATTTGGAAAGTCTTCATCTAGTATTGGCATTTTATATATTTCTTGCTCTAAATTTAGATAACCATTTCCTGCACTTGCTTTTCCATATACAGGGAAATATACAATTTTTCCCATTAAATTTTTAATTTCAAAACTTTCTTTTTTTGTATGAATATCAATATCATCATCTAAGAAGCCTACCATTTTAAATAATTCTATAACGTCTAATTTTAAAGCTTTTGCTAATTTTTTTAAATAAATAGGATTAAGTTTTCTTTTCTTTCCACTCTCTATTCTTGAAAGATCTGCCTTGTCTATATCTGTTTTTATTAACATTTGATTTGTGCTATAGCCTAATTCTTCCCTTCTATTTTTTAGAAAAATTCCAATTTCTATAGCTTTTTCTTCTGATAATTCATAATCTCTTTCTTTCATAGTGAAAACTCCTTTTTTCTTATATTTTATACCTTTTGTTGACAATTGACAACAAAAATAAAAAAATAATTAAAAAACAGTTGACAATTGACAACTGATAGTTTATAATAAATATATAGAAATTAAGAAAACAAATTTTTTTAAATATTAAGTTGATAATTATCAACTTAATTAAACGGAGGAAATATGAAAACAGAAAAAGAAATAAAGGAAAGAATAAAAGAATTAGAAAAAGAAATAGTTTTCTTAGTATCAGATGCTAAGGAAGATGAAGATAGAAACTATATAACATTAAAAAAAGCAGAACTAAAATCACTTAAATGGGTTTTAGAAAACTAAGGAGGGGGTAAAGATGTTAGAAGCAAAAAACAGAAGACAATTAAAAAAACTTTTAGAGGACAAAACACTAAGAGTAATAGAAAGAAATATATCAGACAATGGTACTTACTTTAAAGAAGTATCTGATGATTTTAGAGAATTCTTAATCTCTCAAATCAAAGGTTTAGATATTACTTACTATGAAAATGATAAACAACATTTTAAACATGGGTATACATATTATTACATTGAAGAAAAAGCAAATATACCTGTAAAGGTAGAAACTGCAATACCTGAAAATGTAACTTGGAATTAAATAAATCGGAGGAGTTCAAAAGCTCCTCCAAATGAAAGGGGAGAAATAAATTGAAATTACTAGAAGCATTTAAAAAATTAGAAAATCAAAAATTTAATTTAAATTACAACATTAATAAACAATACTGGGAGCTAGTTATTTTTACAGATGAAATGGATATAGCAGAAGAATATGAAAACAATCATTTAAAATACTTGCTTCAAGATTATTTAAAGGAAAAAGTTGAATTCAATTCAAATAATGAGCCTTATTATTTTGAAGATTATAGAAACATTTATATAAATTATGGAAATACAGAAGATGAAGAAAATATATTTGAATTAGAATTAGATCCATATTTCACTAACTCAAATACAAAATTAAAAGATTTAAAAGATTTAGCAAATAGATTAGAGAATTTAAATAATGAATTTATAAATTTGGAAATAAAAGCAACAGAATTATTAAAAGAAAGATATATATAAGAGAGTGTAAAAGCTCCCTCTAAGGAGGAGAAATGGCATACATAGATAAATCAATAGGAGAAAAGCTAATAGAAAGAATGTATAAATTAGTAAAAAATTCTATAAAAAATACTGACAAATTGATAGAAGAAAATGAAGGTTATAACACTGGCTTTTTAAAAGGTATAAAACATGGCGAAATTACTTTATTAAAAAATTTTATTAGAGAAGTTAGAGAATTGGAGGATGAATAAAAATGAAAATTAAAAGTATAAATGGAATTTCTGTAAAAGATATCCCTTTGAAAAATATAAAATTAACAGAAGGAAAAGTAATTATAAAAAAATAGGAGGAACAAATGATACCTTATAACATTTTTATAAAACATTGGAGAGATAAAGAATTACAAGGGCTAACAATAGTTGAAGCAGTTGAAAAGATTTTAGAAATGGAGGGGGAAAATGGAATTTAAAAAAGCAAGTTTTTGGCAAATAGTTAAATTTAAAATCAAGAGGATAGTTAAAATCTTATGGTTTTGTATAAATTATCCATTTGATTTATTGGAAAAATGGATGTGATTTTATGAAAAAATATATATATTTCAAGTATAAAAAATCAAAGTATGCAAATGAAGAAGATTATTTTTTTATGAATGTATTTAATAGAAAATTATTAGAAAAAGAAATATTTAATGAAATGTTAAATGAAAGAGATACTTTTTTAGGAGAAATAGACACAGAAAAAATAGTTGATAGTTTTGTAGAACTTTTTAAAAATAGTGAATATAAAAATTTAGCTCCATCTTTTCTTGATTATTTACAAGAAGAAGAATTGCTAGATATAAGTTATGACCAAATTGGAGATATTTTAGAAATTTTAAATAAATAGGAGGAGAAATGAAAAAAGAAATATTTGATGAATTATATGGAATTAATATTAACCCACACATAGAACAAGATTATAAAGGGCTTTCATATTTAAGTTGGGCAACTGCTTACAAGTTAGCAATGGATAAAGACCCTGCAATGAATTATGAAATAGTGCAAGATAATGACGGTATGCCTTTCTTTTCAAGAGGAGATGTCCACATAGTTAAAACTAAAGTAACAATGTTTGGAGAAACTAAGGAAATGTTTTTACCAATAATGGATAATAAGCATAATGCAGTTGCTAAGCCTAATTCAAGACAAGTTAATGACAACATTATGAGATGCTTAGCAAAAAATATAGCAATGTTTGGGATAGGTTTACCTCTTTATGTAGGAGAAGACTTGGCACAGTTTAAAGATGATAAAAAGAAAGCAGATGATACAGAAAGAAAAAAGAATGCAATAGAAGAAATAACTAAACTTGCTAATACAGAAGATTTATACAATGAAGTCTTAGATATAGCAGCTAAGTTTGGTAAAAATAGTTTATTGGATTGCACTTTGGAAGAATTAAAAAAAATATACACTGAGTTAAAAAAGGTAGGTAAAAAATGAATAGTGTAAATATAATTGGAAGATTAACAAGAGACCCCGAATTAAAGTTCGGGGCAACTGGAACAGCTTATTCAAGGTTTTCAATAGCAGTTAATAGAAAAACAGATAAAGACAAAGTTGATTTCTTTAACTGTGTAGCATTAAAAAAAACTGCTGAAATAATTGGAGAATATTTTAGAAAAGGAAATTTAATAGGAATTACAGGGAGTTTACAAACAAATGAATATGAGGTAAATGGAGAAAAAAAGAAAAATGTAGATATATTTGTTGAGAATATAACATTTTTAGAGAAGAAAAAAATAACAGAAGAAATTGAAAATTCAGAAAATATCAATGAGGAATTTCCTTTTTGATTAGATAGGAGCAGATAAAATGGAAAAATTATTAAATGAATTAAGAATACTTTCTCAAAGTAATAAAGAAATGGAAATTTTTTTGACTGTAGAATACGATAATACTCATGATGAGTGGGCATTATGTATAAACAGTTCACAATCTTGTACTCATATATATTATGAATCTGAAAAAGATTTAAAAAAATTTGAAAATATATTAAAAAATGGGATAAAGGAATTAAAAAAATTTATAGATGAATTTGAATGGGAGTAATTAAATGGAGAAATTAGGATACACAAGACAGACACAAAAATTAATATATTGGCTTTTAGATGACTTTGCTAATTTTTGGCAAGGCAATGAAGCAGGAGCAAGACCATCATTTATAGAATTAGCTTACACTAAAGAAGTTATGAAAGCTAAATTTGTAAAAGTCTATGATGGTTTTGATACTGTTAAAAACTCTCAAGCATTCCTAATTTCTTCTATCTACAATAAAGATAATCTAACAGTAGATGAATTGACTAACAATGTAATAAAAGCATTACAGAGCCTAGCAATTCAAAATGGTGGATTTAGTTTATCGTTAAATGCACTAACACAAAAACAAGCTAATGATTTTGTTAAATGGCTATTTGAAATGGCTATCTATTGGGAGATACCCCTTAGACAAGAAATAAGAAACCTTTTTGCAGAAGATTATCACGATACTTTTATTTATGTAACTTTAAAGAAAAAGATTTGTTGTATCTGTGGGAAGCCAGGAGAGTTACAACATTTTGATAGAGTTGGAACAAGTGGATATAAATCAGATACAGGGCTAAATTATCGTGTAATGTGCTTATGTAGAGAACATCACGATGAAGCTGATAACTGTATCAGTAGGATTGATTTTATGAAAAAATATCATCTTGCTGGGATATATTTAAGTCCTGAGCAAGTAAAAGAATTGAAAGGAATATATAAAGGACACTTTCAAGCATTTAAGGAGGAGAAATGAAAGTAAAAATAATTTTAGAATTTAATCCAAGTGATTTAGAAGATAGTATAAATAAATTTTTAAAAAGTCAAAAAATAAAACTTGTTGATATTAAATTTGGTGGAATTCAAGATTGTGCAGTTTTAATAATTTATGAAGAAATTTAGAAATTAGATTATATAACTATTTCTATTTTGGAAATAGTCGGAAAATACAGAAGTTGAACATCTTCCCGATGTTGGCAATATGTTCAATTATAAGGAGGAAAAATGATAAAAGCTAAACCTCGTAAAAAGAACGAGATAAAAATTAATGAGAAGCAAGAAATTAAGATAACAAGGCAACCTAATCAAGAACAATTAGACCAATCTAAGTTGGCATTTACATTGCTTAACATAACTCTTATATGTCAAAACCATAAAGATATTTGGGACAATGAAGTCAAGAACAATGATGGCTATATAAGATTTGACAAGCTAATGATGATTAGTAAAGCAAAATCAATAGCAGACAGAATATTTAATGCTAATTTTCAAGCAGATGAGGAAGAAGAAAATGTCAAGGACAATTTTTTCTTCAATAATGTTCTAGTAAAGCAAGTTAATAAAAGCATTGCAGGAGTTGGGAGAAAACCACTTACAACGATTGATGATAAGATACAAAGGTTGCCTAATGGCTTTATAGGTACATTGGGTTCTTGGGCTAGAATGGTAAAGGACTTAGTTAGTTTGAAAAGTACAGTTAAGAGTTTAGGAATAGAAAAGGAAATTAAAAAGTTAATTGATACATCTGATAAGTATTTTGCTTGGGTGTATGAGGATATAACTTTTAATGATGTTTTATAGGTGGTTTTTATGAGAAAATTTAGAGGCTTTTATTTCTTTATAAGTGGTTTAAATATAGAAAAAACCAAAGATTTTGGAACTGAAAAAGATGATGCAAATTATAATCTTGGAAATTATTTTTTGGATAGCACAGAAGCTAAGCAAGTTTTGAACAGTAAAGAATATAAAAATTTTTGGGAAAAAGTAAGAGCAGGAGAGATTGGAGGAGATGAATAATGAGAATAACAGAAAGAAGTAAAATGAAACTTGTTGAAGAGATAAGATTTAAGAATATAGATGAAGTGATGATGTATGAAAATGAACTTAATGATAATTTAGATAAAGATTACTATTTCAGACTTAATAGACCTTTATTTTCAGAAGATTTTATATTAGAAGTTTATTTATATTGTCCAGAAGAATTTGCTGATTATTAAATTAGGAGTTGATGAAAATGTGGAAGTGTAAAAAATGTGGAGGGGCTGATTTTGAAGTAGAAATAGATGGTTATATAGAATTAGATTTAAAAAAGAATGGAGACTTTGATTATAAAAAAGAGACTTTAAATGTTAGAAATATTCATCCATATATTAGTTGTTGTAAATGTGGCAATGAAGATGAAGAGATAGACAAAATAGCCAATTGGGAGGAAGAAGATGGATAAGATAGTTAGCTTTAAAAGTATTCCTGAATATTTTGAAAAAGAAAAATGTGGATTTAAACCTTATACATACAGATATATTGATAGTTATTCTGATGAAAGATTCAAAATATTAGGAGAAGCATTAAGAGCTGGGCACTTTTTGAATTATTCACATAAATATATCATAGAAATAACAAATTCTATAACTGGAGAAAGTTTTAGAAGAGTGATTACAGATGTATTTAAAACAGGAGAATGCTTAATAATAGCTTGGAGAGGAAATATTTATGAAAATCCTGAATTGATAAAGGAGTGAGATGATGATTAAGAAATATAGAAAAATAGCTTTAATAGAAGCAATGCAATACACAGAAAATAACACAAGAGAAATTTTGGAATGGATTAATGAAAATAATAAGTATGAAAATAAGAATAAAGATATTGATTTTTTGATAGAAGAAATTGAAAGTTTTAAAAGGTTTGATTTAGATGTTTATGGAAAAACATTAGTAACTGTTGAGCTTGGAGATTATGTTGTCAAGGGACAAGATGGAGAATTTTACAAAGTAAAAAAAGATGTTTTTGAATCAACTTATGAGGAAGTGAGATAATGGAATTTAAAGAAATGATTAAAAAGTTTGTAGAAGAACATAAAGAATATTATGAAAATAATTTCCCACTTTATGATGAAAGAGATGAAGCAATGCAATCAGGGGCATTAGGAGTTTTAGAAGAATTAGAAGATGAGATAAAAGAATTTGAAGATAAGGAGATAAATAATGGAATTTAAAAGACCCAAAACTTTTGAGGATATTTTAAAATTACAAAAACATTTAGATAAAAACTTGAATAATGTTAGACCTAGATGCTTAAAAGATATAAAAATGTCTCTTATAGCAGAATGTGTGGAGTTCAATGAAGAAACTCTTGAATCACACAAGACTTGGAAAAGTAAAGAATATAACAAATCTATGGAGCTGGAAGAACTTACAGATATTTATTTCTTTTATGCTCAAATGATTAATTTTAATGATGATACAGTTAATAATTATGGAAGAATAAAGCATTTAATAGCAGTAGATTTTAATAATTGGCAAATTAAAGATTATGGCTCACAAGTACTGCCAACATTGAATTTAATAGCTAACATCATTAATGACAATGTTTTATATGCTATTGATAATTTAATGGAGATGGCACAGAAGTTAGGATACAGCAAAGATGATATTCTTAATTGCTACTGGGAAAAGTGGCAAAAGAATATGAAAAGAATTGGGAAGGAGTGGAATTAGTCATGATAGATGAAACTAAATTATTTGAAAAAATTGAGAGCAAACAATTTGAATTAGATTATAATAATACTTTTACTAATGGGATAAAAGAATACGAGAAAACTAAATGTAAAGTAGAAGCATTGGAGTGGGTCAAAAGATTAATAGCACAAGAAAGCAATGATGATTTTATACTAGACCACACTATTGAGCTTGGGAAAGAGTGGGATTGATGAAAACACAAGAGCAAATTTGTCAAAAAATTAAAGAATTAGAAAATGATACAAATTTATTAAAAAATATGATGAAAAATTCTACTGATCCTGAAATAAAATTTGATTGCATTAAAAGTATTTTTAAAATACAAAGAGAGATAAGATTGTTAAATTGGGTATTGGAGGGATAATATGTCAATAATAAAGATACCAAAAGCATTGGAGTTAGTAAAAGATAAAGGGGTAAGCAAAGGGAGCTTGTGTTGGTATATTCAAACTGGTAAAATACCTAAGTGCTTTTATAAAAAAGATGAGGATAAGTTAAGAGGAGATTATTTAATAGATGAAGTTGAACTTTGTAAATTCTTTGGAGTAGAAAGATAATCTCAAAAATATTAAAAAAAGGAGGTGTAGTTTATAATGAAGGCTAGTAATGGAATGGGAACAATAGTTAAATTAAGTGGAAAAAGGAGAAAACCTTACGCTTTAAAAGGACAAGGTGTATACACTGAAAAAGGTTATTATCAACCACTTATTGAGACATTTGCTACTAAAAAAGAAGCTGAAGCATTTAGAATAGCATATTTTAATAATAAAATTTCAGAAGATAAAGAAAAAGGAATTGAAGTTCCTAAAAGTCAAAAAACTTTATTATTTGAAGATTTATATAAAATATGGCTAGAAAATAAAAAACCTGCAGATACTTCATTAAGAAATTACACTTCTTATTTTAATAATAGCAAGAAATTACATAAGTTAGATATAAAAAATATAAATGGTATTTTATTACAAAAGATTTTAAATGAACTTGATTTGAGTAAAGGTACTCTAAGAAATTTAAAATCTTTCTGGAAACAATTATTTGACTTCGCACTATTAAACGATTTTTGCCAAAAAGAATATGTTAGTTTTTTGAAACTTCCAAATGAAGAAAAAGGAAAGAAAACAAGTGATAGAAATAGGATATTTACAGTAGAAGATTTACAAAAACTATGGGATAATCTTTATAAAGATATTGATAGATTTAAAATACTAGATATTATATTAGTAGATTGTTATACTGGATTAAGACCAAGTGAACTTCTAAATATAAAAAATGAAAGAGTTTTTCTTGAAGAAAGATATATTGATATTACAAAATCTAAAAGTAAAGCAGGAATAAGAAAGCTCCCTATTTCTGATAAAATATATGATATAATAAAGAAAAGATATGATCCTAATGAAGAATTTTTATTCACTAGATATGATGGAGCTAAATTAACATATGATACTTATGATTATGAGTTTAGAGAACTTATGAAAGATTTAGGAATTGACTATCACACAGCTCATGATTGTAGACATACATTCGCAACATTATTATCAAATGCAGAAATAGACAAAGAAATAATTATAAAATTAACAGGGCATAGTAGTTATAAAATAACATCCGAAAAATATATTCATAAGACATTAAAAAACTATCGTGATGCAATAAATAAAATATAATTTGTTACTTATTCGTTATTTATTAATTAAAATTATATAAATTTATCTACACTATAACTTTTGAATTTATGATATATTGGAGTGTTAAAAAGTTAGTTATGAATTATAGTTTAATTTCTACAAAAAAGCCCGAACTTGAAAAAAGTTGAGGGCTTTTTTGT